TCAACAAATGTAGTGAAAAAAGTTTCGTCACTATGTACGTCAATAAAGTTTTCTTGTATTGTGTATTTAATCTTGTCGTAAGACGTCGTATTGAATGGATCAGAGAACATTGCATACAAGTCGTCATGTTGTGCAAACCACATTCGGTCTCTACTTCTTACTCCTGGGACAGTAGCATCTTTATCATATGCTCTAAATTTTATTGACCTGTTGGTTTTTCCTGCATCGTCGATAGATTCTAGCTGCGAGGGTGTCCCACACGGAATAGTTTGAGTTACAGATGTTTGGTCTGTAGGATTGTACCAGACGGCGGTCATCGCGGGAGTAGAACTGTTAGTTGCAGTCTGGATTGCAGCGCTCTTAATTAGTATTTTTACTAAGTTAGAGTGCATAGTTGGGGTTCTCTCTGACCCTTGAAGCATAAACAGGTCAAATGATTCTTGTCCCGTATTTTCATCATCTTGTGAACCAAGCCCCGCACTATTAGTTGTTACATTTTTTCTCCAATAAGGATCAGAGTCTACTACAACTACTTGTTCTAAAAAGTCAGAATCAAACCCAGACTGCTCACCACTACTATTACTTTCTTGTGCGGGAGGTGTTCCAGGAGCTTGTATAAAGTTGTACCAATTTGCAAGGTGCCTTCTTGTTAAGCCCTCTCCAATGATTGTACCATCTGACTCTACAGATGCAATTAAAACTGCATCCCCAAACTTTAGCTGCCCAAGCTTATATCCTTCAGCTCCGGGAGGGGGAGTCATTCTGATATCCCACTGCTTGTATTTAAAAGTTTGATCTTCATCAAATTTCCACTCAATAACATTGTTACAAGCCTGATAGTTATCAGCAACAGCATTAACTAAGAACATATAGTCCATAGGAAGTGGTGCTCTATCAATTTTATAGCCAGTAAGAGATTCCCCAACATAGAAACATTTAGTTCTGCTGTCTACTACTAGTGCTCGCAGATCATCAATTCTTTTTTGAGATTGTTCAAATCCTCTTCGGTATTTATTGCCCATAGGGCTATAGCGCTGCTTAATAAATCGATTCATTGAATTATTAAGCTCGTGATCAATCTCTTGTGGTAAGAGATTGTCAACCTGGAAAGATGCAATCTTTTGCACCCCCAGGTTGACAGCAATATGCATCTCTTCTATTGTCATTTAAGTTCTTTAAGTTGTGCTCGCATGGCGTTTACTTGCCCCGAGTTCTTTTTGTTGTTGAAATATACAATAGTATCGGTAATGTTCTCCCCAATAGTTTCATCTCCGTAGATAATTTGATTACCAATGGCTCGAAGCACACCGAGTTCAAGCATTTGTTCAAGCTCAGCGCGTACATCAAGGTGTTTGTCTGTACTAAGTTTTAGGAACTGGCCAGCCTTTTCGTTTTTAAGGTTGTACAATTGGTTCTCAACTTCCATATCAGTAAGTTTCTCTGGTCGAGATCCTTTGGACAATACACGAAGCAATCTACGCATCTTATCAGGATCAGAGCTTATTTTGATAAACTCCTTATCTGCTTCTTTTCTAAGCTTTACTTGAACATTGAGTTTGAGTAAATCTTTTTGTGGGTCATAGACATAGAATTTTTTTGTTGCGTCTGATTTCATTTGAGCTTCAGACTCAGCTACTTGTCTATGCTTCATGCACCACTTATAAATAATGTAATCCATCACGTTAGTAGGATTACCATCTTCGTCAGTACTGATATCAAGCTCCATTCCTTCAAATGGAATCTTTACAGTCATACTAGCCCAAAAGTCTTTTTCTTGTTTTGGCCAGTCTGCATGTCCGGGAGGGACGTCTAGTATACCGGATAAAAGCTTATGAGCTTCTTCTCCTTCTACACCTCGTAGAGGTTGTCTTCCGACATAGATACTCCCAATACTAATTTTTGCGCCTGCACGTACTTCTTTGGGTAAGTGATTCAGGACTTCTTTTCTGCGTATGTATATTTTTCGCATGGTTTGATTGTTCTTTTAAGTTTAGAAAGAATAACTAAGCTGTTCTTTTGTTAAGAAGAATAACTTAATGGGTTTATTGGTAAGTGGGGGGACCAACCCGTTGGCAGTCCCCCCTATGCAAACCAAACACAAATTACGATGCCACACACTGCAGATCAAGCGAAGTATCAAAGCGGCGAAGCAAGATACCTGCTGTTTTCAACATGTGTACAGACGCACCGTCTATATCACTTGCGCGAGTGTCAGACTCAGCAAATCCCTTAGGGACAACTGAACCAGCAACAGCCCAACGCAACATTTCACGACCCTTCTTATTAATCATTTGGAGGTTGTTTTCTCCGTCATAAGATGACTGATCAACGAAGGTCATTCTGTAAGATTCCAATGGCAATCCAGTATCTGGGTGCTTAGTAGAAGCTTGAGCAACTGGGCCATGGTCAAATAATGGAACTTTTACTACGTTCACTCTGTGGCCATCAACGTGGTCATAAGAATTGAAGTAACCGGTAATACCCAAGCTACGTCCACTTCCAGTGATGAACTTAGATTCAGTAGTTTGGAGATAAGAGTTATTGCTATCGCCGTAGTAATTTTTCAGTGCCTTATCAAACTCACGTGCTCCACCAATACCAGTGTACAAAGTAACCTGCTTATCAGTAGCGTCAGTCATGCCGTAGAACAAGTCACCAATAACGTCCTCAATCTTCTTTTGAGTCAAAGAAGAGTAAGTGTCTTTGTTGATAATCTGCTCGAACAAACCAGGACCAGAAATAACTGGCTGGCCGTTCTCGTCCAACATTCTGTTTGAGCCGTCAGCGTCGTAAGTCTTTTGACCGTACCAGTAGTACATCTCACACTCTTCCTTAAACTTGAGCATGTGACGGTACTCTTCGTAGTCCATCCACAACTTAGTGGTAGAACCCTCTTTAGTTGGGAGATTAAACTCAGCAACGTAGTCCTTAGCATTACCAGAGAAGTGGTAAGACTTACGTACGGTACCAATCTTAGATCGAACCAACCCGGGTGCACTCCAGTTAGAAGCATTACCACGAGAGAAGTCAACTCCTACGTTAGCAAAAAGCATACCCCACAATGCGCCGTCGTCGAGATCAGTACTTGCAATTGCAGACACATCAGGAGATACAACTTTCAAGATGTACTCATAGCCCCCAGCTGCAGGCTTAGGCTGCTCCATGATTCGAGCCAATGCACCTGATTGAGAAACCAAAGTGTAAGGGAATACGAACCACTTGTCTGGGAAGGTTACTTTGAACATAGAACCTCCAGCACCTGTACCTGTAGATGCAACAACAGGCCGAACATTTACCTCGTGAGTCTTCACGCGGTACTCGTATTCAAAGCGGTCAATAGATTTAGTGTTACCAACACCTTCAGTCAAGAAGGACAATGGGAACTTTTTCTCCTCACGTCCTGCGAGGTGAGTAATAATTGGGGAGAGTTCTTCTGGTTTCTCCATAAGCGCATTAACCAACGAGTTAGTGTCGGTCATCTGCGAGTCATTGTAGTACGTCTTAAGTACTTGAGTTAAAGCCATAGTTTTCTAATTTTTAGTTGTTTATTGTAATATGCTACCTAAATCTAATTGATCAAAATCGATCGTCTTAGAGCTACGTTGTTGTTTTCGGGCAGACTTGGACTTCTCTTCGTTTGAGATAATTCTTTGTCTCAAATTCTTAGCAGCTTGCGTCTTAGCCTTCTTTTCAATTACACCATTTAGGTCAAACCCACTATACAGCATATAATCTATAGCGAGTTTGATATCTGTTCCTGCTTCTTGGTAGTCAAGATCACGTTGTGTCTTTCCTCCCTCTCCTACAGGTGTAGATATGTACTCAAAAAAGTTTGATTTTTCTCTATCTGGGATACGGACCCCTGCAAATTCGTTACCTGACTCTATTGTATCAGCAACCTCACTCCAGAACTGTTGTTGTTGTTCTTGTTGCTGCTGATACATCTGCTGTTGTTGTTCCATGAGCTGTTGCTGCTCTTCTTGCTGGAACTGAACAAGATGTTGTTTTGCCTTTTGCGCATTGCTAAAGAGTCGTCCAGAATCTTCATACGTGTCAATAGTGTCTTGTATAAATTCTGCGTCATGACCCTTAGTCTGCAGGAACTGCGCAAGGACTGCTCGTTGCATGCTAACATCAGCTTCTTTAACTTCAATAGAGTTGTAATCTACTTGCTGGCCCTGTCTTTGAAAGAACTCACGGGAATCACCTCCCGCTAGTACATAGTCTAGATGTTGTTGAATGTCGGGGAACTGCTCAAATAGACCGGCGAGTTGTTCCTCTGCAGCGTTTTGACTAATGTCTCTTACAAAGTTTGTAATACCTTCTAGGGAATCTTCGTAGTCATTTTCTAACTCAAAGCCCAAGGTCTTAGCTACTTCAAAAGCAACACTACTCGGTTCTTCAACTTCTTCAACGTCGTCTTCTTCGACTTCTTCTTTGGTTTCTTGTTCTTCAACCTCAGGTTCTTCGATCTCAACTTCGCTGTTAATTTTTTCTACCTCCTCAACTTCTTGAGGGGCTACTTCTTCAACGTCCTGGACGTCTCCGATTGTATCAACTCCTTCCCCCAGCACATCGTCTAGTGTTAGAGAGTCAATATTTAACTTGTTATTTGGTTGCATGTCTACAAATTTATTTAGTTAATTCTATAGTTTTATGTAAAATTATTTTTTACAATACTCCTTATAATATATCACTATCTCCGCTTTCTTGTAAATCCGCCTCTCCGGTTTCTAGATATTGGTTGATTTGCGAGATACCTTGTTACATCTATTCTGTCAGGGTCTAGAGGAGTTAGCAGCCTTTCTTGTATTCTTGTGGGGTTATACAAATCATCTGTTTGTCGTATAACATCATCTGCTTGATTCTTTAATGCAGATATTGCTCCCATATCTTCTCTGCGAGCTGTGTTAAGAGTATTCTTTATATTATCAATGAAGTCAAGCTCAGCTTGTCTCATAGATCTTGGCATTCTTGCTGCTTGATTTTGCAGTTTTAATATCTGCATACTTTTAGGCATAGCTGATTTACTAAGGTTTATTGCCTTAGGTGCGGCAGAGCTTACTCGGGGGGCTAAATATCCAACCCCAGCCCCAAGCGCGATGTCAATTGGAATTCCAGCTATACCAGTAGCTATTGTCCCAATAGGTGAACTAAGTGGGTTATCATACTGATATGCGGCTATTGCCTGAGGATCTCCTTGGAGTCCTGGAGGCATCATAAATGCAAGATTAGGATTTATTCCTTTTTCAATAGCTTCCTCTCTTTTCTTCTCTTTTTCTATTCTTTCAGAGGCAGCTTTTCTCTCCGAATCAGTTCTAGTATCTTCTTTTACAGATGTTTGACTTGGGCGATACTTTTCCAAAGGATCTTCCTTTATCGGAGGCACTGCATTTTGTAAATTCAAAAATGCTTGTTCTGCATAATTAGGCCGAGCTGTGCTTTCTGCAGTATTAAATCCAGCTGCCTGCATTTTACGTATACCCCCAGTTTTAAAAGAAGGAGGCTCGTGAGTTAGTTTTATATCTCCCAGACGATGTGGACGTATTTGTGTGTCCCAGCCTTGTGGCAACTCTGCGGTCCATCTGGATTTTATGTTTATTGGTTTTCCTCCGAGAGCACTGAGTACTTCTGTATTTTTTAATTTGTTATCTAAAGTATTTTGCATACCTCTAGGCATAACATCCCATATTTTTTTTGTTGCAGGATAGGAATTTGCAAAAAGCCCTGCTCCTTTTGAAAACGGGTGAAGATCCCACGTATCGTTCATAGTTATTCTCCGCAGCATTGGGTTGTTTGGGACTGCTTCATCAACTAAATGATATCCACCCATAAGCTCATATGTGCCATCACTATAGCCAATAGTACTGCCTCTTTTTCCTAGGTCCGGGGTGCCGTATTTCATTTGATTCTGGAAAATCCTGTTACTAAGTGCGCCTTTTACTTGCTTCTGGAAGTTGGGTCCTACAGTGACTGGCGGCCCCTGGGCTCCCCACCCAGCATCAATAGGCTCATACAGATTGTCTCCTGTTTTTTGAAGTGTGTTATATCTTGGGGTCTTTCCTAAGCCTAAAGCAAATGCATCTAATCTTCTAGCTATTTGCTCTGTTTTCATTTGAAGATAATCAGAAGTCGTTTGGGGATTTATAGTAAATAAATCTTCTGGAGCCTCCCTTACAAGCCGCTCCGCAGTACGTGCAGGCCTTCCCATAGGATCAGTCACATTTTTTAAAATTTCTTTTGGGGATAGAAATCTGGGCTTGTAGCCCATGGGGGTTACCATATTATATGCTACATTTCTGGCTGCCTGTCCTGCTGTTGCATTTAAAGCTTGTTTACCTAGCCTTGCTGCTGTCCCCCCAGATACGCTTACACCAGGCACAGCTCCCAATACATTCATTGCCCCACTTCCTGCAGCCTGCAATGCTTTTTGCCCTTCACCTTGAATAGCATATTTTGTAGCATCCCCAAAATCTTGGTAAGCGTTTACACCATAATTAACCCATGCAGCAGGATTAACTATATCATTAGCTGCTTGCCCTAACATGTTACCCTTATCTTTAGACTGATCAAACTCTACTTGAGATGGTAGTCCTTCTACTGATGGGTCAATTATTGCTCTAGCCGTGGCCATAGGGTTAGCAGCCATCTCTAGGAAAGAGGGTCTATCTTCTACAATATTGTTATCCTTATCTACTTCAAAGTTTCCCTCCCTGATTGTACCCTCGTCTTTATAACGTGGGAGTGGGAGTGCAGGGAGAGCATTTTGTTGATTAAGAAATGCTTGTTCTGCAAAGCTTGGTTGAGCTGTACTTTCTGCAATATACGAGTTTTTCCACCCAGCATTTTGGAGTTTTCTTGGACCGCCTGCTTGCATTGCGGGGGCTTCGTAGCTACCAGCTTTGATACCTTTAGCCCCAATTACCCCCTTCTCAAGATTGTGTGCCTTATGTGCTATGTTGTGCCCAGCTTTAACAATGCGGGCGCCCCCAACTGCATTTCCTGCAATCGGTATTGCACTAGCGGCACTCAGACCTGCTAATGCAAACTGCTCATTAGCTTTTGCTGTATCCCCCACCACTGTATTGTAAATGCCTCGAGCTCCACTAATTCCAGCATTTGCTAAATCTGCCACTTCCCCAACAATAGGAACTTGCCCTAATACAGCCAAATCCATACCTAAAGCATCTAGCGGTTTATCTTTATGATACTGCACTACATTACCTGCAACATCTTTAGCTGTATTTAAACCTGCTTGGTCAATAAGCGCATTCTGCCGGTTTTCATTACGCGTCATTTCCGCATCTGTGTAGCTTGTCAAACGGTCTGGTGTACGCTCAGGCATATTTGCCATAGCAGCAGCGCCCTCTGGATTAAACTTATTGTACATATTAGCATACTGCTGCATTGTATCGTTAAATCCGCCGCCTTGCATTCTTGCAGGAGTCTCAATGACTGTACCACGCTGTGGTCCTGTTGGGAGGTTTCGCACACCTGGGGGAACATTCTCGTATGACTTAACTAGGTGTCCCTGCTCATCATACTTTTCTATGTTAATCGGGGCTTTCATGCCCTCTGTATTGAATGTGGTATTAGGAGGGACATCAGGGAATACCATACTTTTATTAATGTCCCCAGCCTGGTGTGCAGGCCTCAGTCCTTGCTGTTGTTGCTGCGGAGATTCCGCAACTCCTATATTATTCTGTTGCTCGAACTGCCCAATAAGATCTACTCCTTGATTGTATGCGTTATATACGTCAAGTATGGAGCCCGTAAATCCGGACTGCTTGTGTCGTTGTAATAGTTGCCTTCTTGTAGCGTTATCCATTACTCACCATTAGGTTCAAGGTCACCCTCTTTGTCTAGTGCTTCACGTTTTAAGTCAATTTCCTTTAGCTTGATATCATAGTCCTGTACAAGCTTTTGCAGGTCTATGTCAAGTCTATTATTTTGGTCTTTGGCTTCAGCGTTGATGAGAGCAATCTCGATATCTTTCTGGCGGTCTCTGTCTTTGTCTTGAGCCTGCGCTTGCATTTGCTGCTGCTGCATTTGCATCTGTTGCTGCTGCATCTGTTGTTGAGCTTGTTGCTGCGCTTGTTCAAGTTCTGCCTGTGCCGCTTCTGCTTTACGAAGCTTATCTTTAATTCCAGAGAAGTTTTCAGTATCAAGCAATTCAAGTACTGCAGATGCTGGCATCCCGTTCTGAATCATAGCCTGTGACAACTCCTTAGCCTGTCTGATATTTTCCTGGTCTCTGCCTGCATCAGATACAAAGATTCCGTACTCAGATTCCATGTGCCCAAGAGAGTCAAGGTCAATATACTGTGCCGTAGTATCAGGCATTACATACATTCCTTTCTTCCCAGATATCCAAGCTTCTTTAGAGTAATCTAGTAAACCCTGGAGTTCTCGTTGTTCGAATCGTGAGAACTTACGGAATAAGTCTTCTGTAATGTGTGAAGACTGCACTATAGCTTGTTGTGAAGAGCCTTTGCCTTCGTATGCACCAATAGTTCCTTGTCGTTGTCTATTGACCCCTGATATCTTTTCCCATTCCTGCATCGTAGTCTCAAGAAGCATAATATATTGTTGGATTGTCTTAATTGACATATCCAAAACAGATTGGTGCTGTGGAGATAATTGTATTCCTTCTTTATTGTAGTCAACCCAGGCAATACCAGTTCCTTCTACGTAGTACATAAATTTGTCCATGTCCCACTTCTTTGGGATCATGTTAATATCAAACTGTGCAATAATATCTTTTGATCGTGCGATCGAAAGCTCCATACGATACTTGAATATGTTGTAGTTAATCTGGAAGGGGATACCTAAACTAACTAGCGAGATATTATTTGAGTTGATGTCTGAGTATTTACATCCATTGATGGGGAGCTTGCATTCAGATGGGTTGTCTAGAGACGTACGCTGATTGGCTATTGGGCTAATCTTAACGTAGAACCTACCGTCAATTTTAGTTCCTTCCCATACTTCGTTTACCCACTCCCACTCAACTTTAGCTCCCATCTCTTTCATCTCTGCGGGCATGCGGAAAGATTCGTCTACTTCAAACTCCTCTACCATTCCGGTCTGCGGGTCTGGGTATGCTACAAACCCAATTCTTTTTCGAGACTTCCAGTATACGGTTACTACCTCTACTAGCCTGTTCCGAGATATATTGTCGTCTGACCCTGTAGCTTCTGATCTGTACAGCAGATATGTATCTACTGACTGGTGTTTTGGGTCTTCAAGTTCTAGGCACTGTTCCTCTGTAAGGAACTCCCCGTATTGATCGATTACTGTAGATGCGTGAGAGTATCGTCTAATTATTGCCCAATCTCCGTCCTCTACAAAGTCTACATCTGGGTCTTTGTCAAAGTCTACGTCAATTGGGTTAATTACGTCGTAGAATGGTTCAGAGCGGCGAACACCTTTGTGTGAATATGTTTCCCCGGATACAAGGAAGTGGAAAAATTGCTTCTGGAACTTATCGTAGATTTCCTGCTCGTACATAATGTAGTTGATAGCAGCTTGTCCTTTGATGGCTCTATCATCTACGTATGTGCGCTCAAACTGCTCCATAATTTGTGGGGGCAGCATTGGTTGTTGTTCCTGTATCTGTTGAGTTTGCGGATCTTTAGGAGTTGCAATCTCTTTAAGAAACATAGCCTCCACTGTTTTAAGTAGCTGCTTTTTCTTAGCCTCTTCTTTGAGGCTTACAGAGTCTGCGTTTTTAACTGTGACAGTGTAGTTCAGGGGGCGCTTAGATTTTTCACCAAGCAACAAGTCAATAATGGGCTTGATGATTGGGTAGTTTCTAAGCTTTGACGGAAAGTTTTCTCTTGTCTTTCCGTATGGTTTAATTACATACCTGTAATCTGCTTCGTCTACTTCTCCATTGTAATAGTCGTATAGGGCTTTGAGATTGCTTCTTCGCTCACTCAACCCAAACTTAGATATATTAATAAAAGCGTCAACGCACTCCTCCCTCCATTTCTTTGTCTTCTTGCTTAATGGGAGACGTTGCTGCGGTATTTTTGCGGCTCCGTACATTCTTGTAAAAGTATAAAAATTATTTATAATTCCGGTCAAACCAATCGTCCTGCGCCATATCATTTATGGTTTCCACCACCTCTTTATTATATAGCTCTCGTGTGTGATACATCCCAATCATAAATGCCATAACTCGGTCAAAGTTACCTTTATGGTTAAATTTAATTAGTTCTTGTAATAATCCAACGTCGTAAATCTCGTGTAAGTTAAGCCTTATGTTCCCATCTTCGTCAGAACTTCGTGGAGAAATTAACCAGTCCTTTATGTAAAGCTCTCCTTGACGTTTTCGTTGCTCTGTCATGTGCATCCCATATTGCCGGCGCACATTTCTAGATTGCAGCTCACGTTTATCTAGCATTTCAAATTCTTCTTGTAGTTTGTGTAGCTTGCGGTAGCGCTTAGCATACGCTATGAGCTCACCACGATCATTCTCAAACCCAATCTTTGCGTTGTAGTAATCTGCGAGTAAGAATAGATTACGGTTGTACTCGTCCTGTGTTTCTGGGCGACCTACGTAGCTAGCTACAATTATATCGTCAGGCTTAGAAAGATTGTTGGGTCGTTTAATTACATATGCTGCC